AGGTATGCCGATATGATTGCCGTTTTAACACTTAAATAACTGTTATATTGTTAGTATCAAGATAGCGAACGAAACCACCCCTTTATTCTAATTATTCGGTTCAGCTATCTTACTAAGGAGCATTCACTTAACTGTGAGTGCTTTTTTTATACCGTAAAAAGGAGGAGACAACTTGGCGAGAACGTGGACGAAAGAAGAACATAGCTTCTTAAAACAGTTAGTTGATAATTCAGACAAAAAGACTTGGCGAGTATTCGCTAAAAAAATGAGTGAGTCGTTCAAACAACCTTACAAAGCTGAACAAGTGAGAGCCTATTGGAGAAACAACGTCCGAGTCCCTTCTTAGGAATATATGTAGGGTTTGAATCCCTACCCACGAATAGCAAAGCACTTGTTCAATCGAGTAGGTGCTTTTTATATACAAAAAAATAAACTAAGTAATTAACGTGAAAGTTGGTGGTAGATGATATGGCATTAACAGAAAGGCAAAGACGATTTGCTGACGAATATATTATCAGTGGAAACATAGAACAGTCAGCTTTAAAAGCTGGATATAGCAAGAACTATGCTAGGGGACGTTCGCATGAGTTGTTGTCAAATGTTGGCATAAAAGAATATGTGGATAAACGATTGGAAGAAATTAAATCAGAAAAAATTATGGATCAACAGGAAATAATGGAACGCTTATCTTCAATTGGTCGCCAAGAACCTAGAGAGAATTACTATAAATCTGAAAAGACTATCGATGGAGAAACGGTTGTTGAAGAAAACAAATATATTACAACTCCTAATGTGGAAGAAGCTACAAGAGCGATGGAAATGCTAGGTAAACGATATGTAATGTGGACTGACAAAGTAGAACAAACCAACCGTAACATCGAAGTAGTTGTGGGCGATTGGGATGATGAAGATGCAGACTAAACCGTCTATCAAAATCGAATTTAAGTACCCTAGCAGGGTTTTTAATAAGCATATATATAATAAGCTTCATGATTACTCAAACTTCACTGAGGTGCATTACGGCGGTGCTTCTAGTGGTAAGTCTCATGGAGTTGTGCAGAAAGTCGTTCTCAAAGCTCTCAAAAATTGGAAGAAGCCAAGGAAAGTGCTGTTCCTTAGAAAAGTAGCGGCAACTGTTAAGGATTCTATCTTTGAAGATGTTCTTGCTTGTTTGTCCAGTTATAAGATTCTGGAACATTGCAAAGTCAATCATAGTGACTACCGAATCACTTTGCCGAATGGCGCAATGTTTATCTTTAAAGGGATGGACAATCCGGAAAAAATCAAATCAGTTAAAGCTATCTCTGATGTGGTTATGGAAGAAGCGTCAGAGTTTAACTTAGAAGATTATACCCAGCTTACGTTGCGTTTGCGGGATAAAGCACATAAAGACAAACAAATCTATCTCATGTTTAACCCAGTGTCTAAAGCGAACTGGGTTTATAAGTCGTTCTTTATCAAGCAACCCAAAAACACGGCTGTATATCACACGAGCTACAAAGACAATAAATTTTTAGATGATATCACAAAGCAAAATATTGAAGAATTAGCGGATAGAAATCCTGCTTACTATAAGATATACGCTTTAGGCGAGTTTGCTACTTTAGATAAATTAGTCTTTCCTAAATACGAGAAGCGGTTGATCAGTAAAGAAGAAGTCGCTCAATTAACATCTTACTTCGGTCTCGATTTCGGATATATCAATGATCCTTCTGCATTCATTCATTTGAAAGTGGACGAGAAAAACAAGCGGATTTACTTCATGGAAGAATATGTTCGCAAAGGATTGCTGAATGACCAGTTGGCGGAAGCTATTACTGATTTAGGTTATGCAAAGGAAGTTATAACCGCCGATTCAGCTGAAAAGAAATCCATCGAAGAAATCAGGCGTAAAGGAGTGGCCAGAATCAAAGCAGCCAAGAAAGCACCTGATTCAATTATACAAGGTATTCAATTCTTGCAGCAGTACAATTTAATCGTTGACGAACGATGTGTGAAGTTGATTGAAGAGTTAGAGAATTACACGTGGGTCAAAGACAAGAAAACGAATGAGTATATCAATAAACCTGTAGACAGCTATAACCACGTGATAGATGCGTGTAGATATGCTGTAGAAGGTATTCATAAGAAAATACAACTCAAAACATTCAAATCATTATTTTAACAAGGAGGTCAACAATGGTATTTATACATCCAACAGAAGAAGAAATCACTGGAGAAGTGATCGATAAGTTTATTAAATTACACCAAGCGGAGATACCACGTTATTTACGTTTAAAAGAATTGTATGAAAGTCGTGGACCTATCTTAGAACAAGAAGAAAAGACGTTAGATAAACCAGATAATCGATTAGTGGTCAATAATGCTAAACAACTAGTAGACAGCTACAACGGCTATTTTATTGGCATTCCTGTGAAGGTCAATCACGAGAATGAAAATATAGCTGATTTCATTAAGAATTTCCGAAACATAAATGATATGGACGATAACGAATCAGAACTATCTAAAATCGCCGCTATTTACGGACATGGATTTGAGTATATCTTCCAAGATGAAGATACGGTGTCTCGCTGCATTTATAACACTCCATTGGATATGTTTATTGTCTATGACGATACTATCCAGCAGAACCCTTTATTTGCCGTTAGATGGTACGTTACAGATGATGGGTATGAGGGACAGCTGTTCACCACTGATAAAGAAGCGAAGATAGTGAACGATGGGAAAGATACAATCATCACAGACGAAGAAGACAAACACTTTGGCGGCGTTCCTATTATCGAATGGCTAGAGAACGAAGAACGTACAAGCGTGTTTGAGCCTGTGGAGACATTGATTAACGCTTATAACAAAGCTCTATCAGAGAAAGCAAATGACGTTGATTATTTTGCGGATGCTTATCTCGCTTTGTTAGGCGCTGAATTAGATGAAAAAGGATCGACTAAGATTCGTGATAATCGAATCATTAACTTATTTGGTGAAGTTGACGCAAGTAAGATTATCGTTAAGTTCCTGGATAAACCAGATGGAGATGCTACTCAAGAACATTTATTGGATCGAATTGAACGATTGATCTATGAGAAATCCATGGTAGCGAACATAAACGATGAATCATTTGGAAACGCAACTGGCGTAGCACTAGAGTTTAAATTGCAACCTATGAAGAATCTGGCTATCAACAAAGAACGTAAAGTTAAATCAGCTATGAGCAGACGTTTTAAGTTGTTGTTCAACTTAGTTACAAACGTACCTGCTGCAATGAAAGATGAATGGCTTAATTTAGAATATACCTTTACTCGTAACATCCCTAGAAACGTTGCTGATGAAGCTGAAATAGCTGCTAACTTACAAGGTGTGGTGTCGGAAGAAACTCAACTGAAAGTTCTTTCTATCGTGGATAACGTACAAGATGAAATCGCTAAGAAGAAAGCAGAACGTGAAGCTGAGGCGGTTGATTATCCTACTGATGAAAATCGCGACTTTTTAACTACAAACAAAACATTAGAAGCTATATCTAAAATGCCGGAAAAACACAGAGATGCCGCTAAAGATGTATTGGAAGGTATGAAAAGGAGTTAAAAATGAAATTGAGTGACGAAACAGTAAAAGCTATTAATGAATTTCAAGAAGCTTGGTTTGAGTTTAAGGTTGGTTTAGGTAAAACATTAAAAATTGACAAGTTATTGGATTGGATATCCAAGAAATTAGGTGAATAACTATGGCTCACTCAAAGCAATATTGGGAAAATCGAATGATTCAATTGTTCAACTCGCAAGATAAAAAGAATGACAAACTAACTAAACGTATGGCTAAGGAATATCAGCGCACTGGTGCGAATATAGACAAAGAAATTGCTTCTTACTACGCCAGATATGCTAAGAATGACGTTCTTGAGTATCGTAAGTTGGTCGTCTCTCTCTCGAAGTCTGAAAGAGATTTGCTGTATAAGAACGTTGCTGGATTCGTGCAGAAATACCCGCAACATGCCGATTTAATGCCAGTTAGAGAGTCTATTTACAAACTGAATAGACTTGAAGGGTTGCAACTATCAGTACGCCAGAACCTACTAGAATTAGGCGTTATCGAGCA